TTTTATCGAAATGAATTGGAAGAGGAACTCATCATCTTGAAGTGTGAATCGTTGAAAGAAACCGACATTGATATTTATAAAGCGTACGCCCTTGCGTACGGACTTGGTTTGCGCTCATCCGAAATTTTAAGGGCCAGGTATTCTGATTTTTGGAAGACGGGTACGAGCCACGTCATCACGATTCGCAAACCGAAATGCGGGGGCGACGTGCAAAATCGAGTGTGCGACCCCTATTGGTGGAATGAAATAAAATCCCTTAAAACAGGCGAGGACGATTTGATAATCACCTGTCAAAAGGATCGAGTCGTCCGTGAATTTCCACAATTTCTACGAGAGGAATGCAAGGTCGATGATAAAAGGCCCGTGCATAAGTTGAGAAAAATGGCGGGTGATCGAGTCATGCGGTTGAATGGCAACAGCATATACGTTGCGAAGGAAGTATTGGGTCATAGATCAATTGACATCACCTCGAAAATTTACGCAGGTTTCCCCGACGTGAAGGCAAGTCGGTAAAATTCACAAACAAATAATAAATAACGAAAGAATAATAACGAATAAAACTACAAAACACTACATATCATGATCACTTCATACTTGAAAGGAATAAGAATCGAATACGAACACGAAAGCAACTTAGTGACATTACTCGCCGAATCTCCGACAACTGTTGAACTTAATGAACTGTTGGATGAACTTACTTCTTTTTATCCTCGAAAACCTCGAACTTCAGAGGAAACGGGAAGCGAAAATTCTTTTCAGCGATCGCTTTGCAACCCGCTCGTAGGATCATATCGTAAATCTGAGCTTGAATGAGTCCGCTGTCATCAGAAATCTTTTTAACTGTCTTGCGAACGATGGGTGATAAGCGCAGTGAAATGGGTTTTGTCGTATTTTCTCTAGTCATGAATAATTTTCATGCTACAAACTACAAACAATGTCAATATATAAATAGAATTAATTAAAATGGGTTATTTAGATAATATAAAACGAGCACCTACAAATGGTGGCAACAGCGGAAATTATATGAAGCTCGTACAGGGTGAAAATAAATTCCGAATACTGGGTTCAATAGAAGACGGGGGTTTTATCACGGGCATGCTCGGATGGATCGAAGAAGATGGGAAGAAAACGCCCGTCAGGTGGGAATGCGAAAGCGAACAACCAATGAAATTTGCGGACAAACCCAAAGAATTCTTTGCCATGAAAGTCTACAACTATGCTCAAGAGCGGGTACAGGTTCTTGAAATTACGCAGGTTAAGCTGAAAAACGACCTCACTTCATATTGCGAGGATGAAGAGTGGGGTGATCCGCGCAAGTACGACATCAGCATAATGAGGAACGGCGAAGGCATGGACACCACTTACGCTATGGTTCCGAAACCCCACAAGAAGATGTCTGATGAGGTGCGCCAAGCAATCACTAATACAAGCGTGAATCTCAAGGCTCTCTACACGGGTGGCGATCCATTTGCGGAAAACGAGAAGGAACCATTCTGATGATTAGAACTGACATCAGTAGCGAATCCTATCATTTGGGTAGCGAGCTTTCACGATCCCGCGCTTGGGATTTGCTGAAATTGACCCCCATGCACGTGAAGCATTCGATTGATCATCCTCCACCCAGCACTCCCGCATTACTGATGGGCGGATGCTTTCATTCGGCGGTACTCGAACCCGATAAATTGGAGTATGAATACGGTGAACTGCCGAATGAAATAGATGGAAAGAGTCCGGCAACGAAGCACTATAAGGAAAAAATGTCCGAGATGAAATTCAACTACCCCGAAAGACGTTGGTTGAATGCAAAGGATTTTAATACGTGTATGGAGATGGCGGCAAGCGCATTGGAAAACCCCGTGCTGAGCGAATACATGTCCGACATGGATGCCATTATCGAGGGAACCGGGTATTTTTCGATGGCGGGGGCGGAGTGTCGTGTAAGACCCGATTATTTTTTGCCCGGCGCGGAAGTGGTGATTGATCTCAAATCCACGATGGATGCCTCGGAAAAAGGTTTTGAGAAATCCGTTCGGCAATTCGGTTACGCATTCCAGGCATGTTTTTACATGGAGGGATTGCGGAGAATGGGATACGACGTAAATGAATTCATATTCGTGGCGGTGGAAAAACGACCGCCCTACGCAACCGCCGCCTATCGACTTCCGATTGCTGAAATCACAAAATACTTAGAAGACATGACAAGTTCGTGCAGATTATGGTCTAAGTGCGTATCGAGCAAGGTGTGGCCCGGATATGATCCGCAAGTCGTGACGCTTGACATCAATAATTATTACAATCAAAAATCAATTGCGGACATTGCCAGGATGTTCAACGTCAGTCGTACCTACGTGTACAAACTAGTCAATACCTACCAACTGGAGACTCGACGGATGGGCAACAAGAACATGTTGGAACCCAAGGAATTCCAACGGGCATTGGTTCGTGAAAACAAATCGAAAAGGGCGGCATGAAAAAAGATTTGAAACATATTAAGCAAGGTGTGGAATTTGCAAAGGCGTTGGTGGATTCGGAGGATTTTATGGGCGCAACCGCCGTACAGCAATCCGTTCTCGAATACCTCGTGGCGTATTTGTCGGGCGAGGATTTGAACAACCAATCGAAACCCGACATCACCCTTCATTTCGAGGAGGATTTTTCCAATGGGGAAACTGAGTCGTGACAAGGGCAAGCGGTACGAACGAGAAATAGCAAATTATTTATCGGACAATGGATTCCCCGCTCGGCGGGGGCAACAGTTTTCGGGTGGCGGGGACAGTCCCGACGTGGTGAGCGAGGAGTTTCCGTTTCACATAGAAGCTAAAAGAGTCGAAAGGCTGGACTTGTACAAAGCATTCACCCAATCAATTCGTGATGCGGGGGACAAACCACCCTGCGTGGTTCATAGAAAAAACAATTCGGAGAGTATGTTCACTTGTCGTTTAAGCGATTTGGTGGCTCTCCTCAACAAACAAACATGGAAAGAATAATAAAAATGATTACAGAATTACAACCAACAACAGAAGAATTAATGACTGAATTCAAGGAAGCCTTGACATCCGGCATCAATGGGTTCGTAAAAGCGGGAGAAATATACGTAAAAGCAATAGATCAGGACCCAAGCAACGCGGATAGGATGCAACTTGAATTTCGTGATATTGTACCGCCCAAAGCTTGGAAGCAATTTGAGGCAATCGGCAGAAAGTGGGTTCATCCAAAGCTTATTTTAGGAGGAATGTCGGACCCGAAAAAAACGAATATTGTAAAGCGATTGCCTTACAGTTTGCAGAATCGCGTGTTTCAAGGTGAAAAGTTCGAGCTCCTCATATCGGGCGGAGACGTGCTTGAGGTAAGTGCGCTGGACGCAAGTAATGAGCAGACTCTTCAATTGTTTGGAGATGGTAATTTACGAACCTTGCGTGAGCAAAAAGCATACATCGAGAACAGTAAACTACAAGAGGACTTGAAGCCGCAGGAATTGCCGTATTATTTTCAAAAGGGTAAGATTATATTTCGCAAAAATACAGAGCTTACAAGGGCAGAAATGAAACAACTGCTCACTCAACTATGAGATCGAAGTCCAATAGATGTAAATGCAAAGATAAAAGAAATTACATTAGAACACGCAGAAAGTTTTTTGGTTTTGTATACCGATTGCAGAATAAAGACCTTAAAAGCCAAGAAAAGACGGCATTGAGATACTGCAACTACCTAGAGTGGTTGGACGAATGTTATGCGCCTCTTGTTCATATTACCACAGAAGAGATTGAAAAATATCAAAAGCAGTCATACATTAGAGATCGTTTTCCATTTCCATGCATTTATGCAGAAGTTGAAGATCCGTTTGCTAGTCCATACGCCGGAACTGGAAACGGATATTGGTTGATCGTAAAACCAGGATATTATCGTGTGAAAAAATCTTTTCGGACCGATGTTTATGGAGACAAAATAGGTGACTTCTATACGATGCCGCACTATAATGGCATGCCTTATTTCAATGCCATAAACTCAAGACGATACAACAACTACGTATCAAGAGCATTTCATGAAGTGCTAGAACATTACAGTAAGATAGAGCAAGCTATTCATAGGGAAAAACTCAAAATAGAACACAGAAAAGCGTGTACTTACAATCGTTTGAAAAATGCACAAATTCTTAAAAAGGTAATTGCTCGTCAAAAAGTTAGGGATCGAGCGAGTCGTGTTCGTGGAGTCACTCCAACCAAAGAAACAATCAATTTCTTTCAAGCGTTAGCAATTGGTTCAGCAATGAATAATAAAATCCATGAAAAAACAGGACGATAAAGTCGAACTGCGACTACGCATACCCAAGTTACATCATGACATATTACAAGAGTATTGTAAACTTTACGGCACTACCCAATCTGCCGCAATTTGCGGCTATATTTGGGATGTTTTAGGGAGGTTTTTGGTAAAATCCCTCACGCGCGCGGATATTCTTTCCAAGAATATTAATATTAACTATAGCGTTGAATCCGCAAAAAGCGGCAAATCCAATTCCAAGCCGCGCAGGAAAAAAGTCACCGCGATCCCCGATGATTTCAATCCGCCCGAAAGCATAACCGCAGAAGAAGAGTTGAACCATAAGCTTGCGGTAAATATGTTCATTGACTGGGCGAAAAGCAATGGTCATCAAAAAGCCGACTGGATCGCCACCTTTCGAAACGCCTGTCGCGGATGGCTCAAGGAGCGAGTACCGCAGAACAAGGATGAGTGGAAAGGTATCAAACGAGTGTGACTGATTTCTCACTGGCTGAGATTGCAGTTCTCTCCGCCTGTATGCGCGACGAGAGCGGTCGCTCCTCCGCCTTGGCGCTTGAACATTTAATCGAGGAAGATTTTTCCACGACCGAGCGCCAAACCATATTCCGCTCGATTGCCAAACACGCGCCCGACGTCAATGAAGTGGACGTGATGATCGAGCATCCCGAACTCGCGAATGAAATAACCCACGTTTCCCAGCACTACGGAGGCGGGCGAATAGACCGCTACGTCGACCAGGTAATCGAGCAGAGGAATCACAAGGCGATTCATCGGGCAATCCTCCACGCACAGGACGATCTCAACGACCCCGCGCTGACTGCGGAAGACGCCGCTTCCAATTTCTCCCGTCTCGTTTCTCAAAGCCTCGGCAAACGAAGGGGACAGGTGAGTGTGAAGACGGCGGTCACGGAAGCGGAAGCGGAATATCTTGCAATCGACGCGGGCGGAGTTTCCGCGATATCCACGGGATTCAGAGGATTGAACGGACTGCTCAACGGAGGATTCCGCGAGGGATGTCTCTACGTACTCGCCGCGCGACCGGGAATCGGGAAGTCCGCACTGGCGATTCACTTTACGCATGAATGCGCCAAGCAGGGTAGGCGCACGAGCTATTGCTCACTTGAAATGCAGGCGGTTGAGTGCAGTGCCAGATTGCTCACCAACGTGAGCGGAGTCCCGCGCCCTACCATGAAGAACTCACTCAATCATATCGACCGAAGAAGACTGAGCGAAACCACTCAAGCGATTAAGAAGTGGCCAATCACGTTCAAGGACGATCAGGAAGCCACTCTTGAGAGTCTGCGCGGCTTTCTCGAACAAGAACGC